GAATTGATTCCACATTGAACAAGTGATGAATATCAGGATCGACAGTAGTGTTGTTATCATCACCATTGAGCACTAGGTCAACGTAACGGGTGAATGCGTCGTAATTGTGAAAAAATCCTGGGTTACCCTCAGTGATTATCATCCACAACACAGCGCAATCTAAAAAATTCTTGAGCGTGTTTATGAGACTAGTTATACCGTTCCCACTTGTGTTTCCCACGGAACGTCCGTAAACGTCACCGTTAAGATTAACGAGTGGACAATGTATAATCTCATGAAACAGGTTCTTGAATCTAACCCAATTGTCTTCCATACAATGCTCTTTGGCTAGAAATAACCACACGACATCACGAATGAGATTCAGCACGAATTCTAGTAGAGACCTATCAAACGCGACACCGTCTAATTCAAGTGTCGCAGCGCGAAAATTGAATTTCGCGTCACGACCCACACCAAGTTTATGCCACCCCCCGTACAGCGGAACCGTACCAAGAGCGGAAAAGTGACGAAGGTGTGTATAAATCAGACGTTGGAACATAAGCAAACAAAACATCAGGATGGCTATCGTATGATTGACGTCCATCGCAGATATTGTTCTGACTGAGCCTCTATCAAGCTTCTCACTAGAGCGTACTTCTTTCTTGACTACAATAGCAGCCAATGAACGAATGTAATCGTCTGTAGCGAGTTTTTCCCAATATTTAGCCCAAAAAGATTCACCAAACTCGGTGCCGTAGTAATCTTCCTTGTACTGGAACTCAAGATTCCAAGGGTAGCCAGAAGACTTTTTCGGCGCCAGCCATTCGATGACCTGCGAATATGTTGCCATGTCGCTATTTGACAGATGGGGAGCGAGCACCCTTTGCATCCAGCCAGCAGCAGTAGTATAATACTGCTTGACCTTAGCACTGAGCGGATCACTCGGTCGGTTATAACGGGATATGGATATCGTTGCATTTTCGAGAGTCGACGCAGCGACACGATAGTGTTGGTAGTCATCCATCGTCTCACCACGTGTGTGAATATAAGCATGAACATCTCGATCAAGGTGATCGGGGTGACTCGGTCGATAGAACCGCTGCACCCTGCCAAGGTATGGCATGTGTTCCCCCAGATCTTTTGACGGATCCGGTCCAGCCTGTATTCGCACTAAATTACGCGGATAGTGGGACAATACGTGCGTTATTGCCCACCCTTCGCGTTTTTTGACTCCGCCTTTTCTCGCTCACGTCGTGCAAGCTCAGCCTTAAGCTCGTCGTCAGACATGCTCTTAACGTCAGCTACTGGGTGCGTTGGCGCACTCTTCGCAGCACATTCTTTGCATGATCTCTCATCAGACTTTGCTTTACGCTGATTCTTACTGAATGACGCACTAGGTTTCATCTTCTTGCACACTTTGCACTGCATGTCAGTGCTAGAGTGTGCTTCAGATGACGGTGGTGTCGTCGACTCAAGCACTCTATCAGCAGGAGCAGGACCATAGCCGTCAACGTGTGCGTGATAGGTGTCGGTATACTGGCTATCCGACCTGAAATCGTATCCAGGTGAACGGATTTGGCCAGATGCCTCAGCCTTGAACGCATCATTGACAGGATAAAACTCAGGCAATGCGTTAGCTCGAGATCCTAAACCGCGAAAACCGATAACTGCACCATCGACAGCATCTACATACACACCGCCACAGGCACCTTCTTCTGTTGAGCCGTCGAACTCATACACCTCAATTTCGTTCTTAGCACCAAGATATTTCTTGTCGCCGACCACACCGACTGACTGACGAGCCTCACCACGACGATTGTAATACAACACCGCGGTGCGACCCTTCACAGGCGCGTGAAAGTCGCGACCAGAGTTAACTTTCAGCTTAGCGCCTTTCGGCGAGACAGCCCAAAGCATATCCGGCATAGAACGCATGATAGTGAATTCGTCCAAACGAT